ATGTCATTGTTGACGGAGGCACTTAAAGAACCCGAAGAGGCGTAAATGGAAGACGTAACACACCGAGAGATTTATGACAGGCTCGTTGCCGTGGAGAGTAAAGTAGATAAGCTCAACCAAGAAACAGCGGAGGTAATTAAAGCCTTCTCTGCTGCTCAGGGGGCTTTCACAGTATTAGAGTGGATAGCTAAAGCCGCCAAGCCTCTCCTTTGGATTGCTGGTGTGGTTACAGCTTTTTCATTTATGATTTCTGAATATAGGAAGTGACATGATAGACCCTGTAAGCGCATTTGCCCTAGCGACTGGCGCATTTAACATGATCAAGAAGGCTGTTGAAGCCGGGAGAGAGATTGAAGATTGCGTTGGCTACTTCGGCAAGTTCTTTCAGGGTGTTAGTGACATAAGCAAAGCGGAGGAGGAGGCAAAGAACCCTCCTCTGTTTAAGAAGCTGCTCAGTCGAGGTTCAGTTGAAGAGGAAGCTTTTCAGGCTGTTGTACATCGACAGAAGGTGCAGCAGATGGAGAATGAGCTTCGGGAACTTATAACATACCGTTATGGGAATGAAGTGTACCGAGATATGCTCATCATGCGTAGGCAGATTAGGCAAGAGAGGGAACAGACAGTTTACAAGCAACAGAAACGGCGTAAAGCCTTCTTGTGGAATAGCTTGTACATCTCGTTAATCTCTATCTGTGTAGGCATCCTTTGGTGGATGGTGTTATTATTCATAGATTTGAAAGGTGGTTAATATGCCATTGAAGAAGGGTAAGAGCGACAAAGCTGTCAGCTCAAATATCAGTATGCTGGTTAAAGAGGGTCGCCCACAGAAGCAAGCAGTCGCTATCGCTATGTCTAAGGCTGGTCGTAAGTTGCCTGAGCGTAACCAACGTACCAAGACTAACAAGGCTAAGAAATGAAGCACTCAATTGGTAAGTTGTTAACTGCCGGTTCTGCTAATACATTATTCACTGTTCCTGCTGGGTATAAAGCTGAAGTCTCTTTGTTATTCGTCTCTAACCACACAGGTAATAATAAAACAATCAGTGCATATTGGCAACACGCTCACGACATAACTCATCAAATTATCATTGTCGACAGCTACCCATTAGCTGCCACAGAGTTTATTAAATTTGATGGTTCAACTATTGTTATGCAAGCGGGGGATTCTATGGTGTTAACTCCTGAAGCTGCTAGTGCCATGAGTGCCATTGCAACAATTGACTTGTACAAAGAAAACACTATACCATTCTTTGCTGATTAAGGATTAAAATGACATACTTAGAAATTATCAACGCTGTTCTGCGCCGACTGCGAGAGACAGAAGTGACAGATGTTAACGAGACAGATTACTCAAAGTTGATTGGTGAGTATGTTAACAGTGTTAAAAAAGAAGTTGAGTCAGCTTGGGATTGGAATGCTTTACGCACAACCCTAACACTTAACACAACAACAGGTGTCTTTAACTATACGTTGCTGGGCAGTGGAAGTCGCTTCCGTGTCTCCGATGTGGTTAACGACACCTCTAATTATATGTTACAGCAGAAGAGCGCACAATGGATGAACCAGCGTTTCCTCACTGTAGATACCCAGCTAAGTACCCCATCCTTCTACAGCTTTAACGGCGTAGGGGCTAACCTCGACAGTGCAGTGGACTTGTACCCTGTGCCTGATGGTGCGTACACTCTGCGGTTTAACGTAACAATCCCACAAGACGATTTAGTTAACAACACAGATAGCTTACAGATACCCTCTGAGCCTGTTATTCAAGGGGTGTTAGCTCGTGCAATTAGTGAGCGTGGTGAGGATGGTGGTCGTATGAGTAGTGACCAATATGCCCTCTACCGTAGCGCCTTGGCTGATGAAATTGCTGTTGAAGCTGGTCGGTTTAGTGACGAAACAATCTGGTATACTGTATAATGGCTGCATCACCTTTAACCCCCGTATCACTTGCTGCTCCGGGCTTCTTTGGGTTAAACACTCAGGAGGCATCGGTTAACGTACAGCAAAACTTCGCTCTCGTTGCTAACAATGCTGTTATCGACACGTATGGTCGGGTAGGTGCTCGTAAAGGTTATTCTACCCTATCTGATACCAACGCTGCTGATACCGTCTATTGTATCCACGAGCATATTAACAAAGATGGTACAAGTCAAGTTTACTTTGTAGGTGGTGATGAGATTTATACGATGGCGACTGATGGCACTGTTGCCCTCGACCACACCATCGCCTCAACCCCTGCTGATTCAAACTGGCAACCTCTGAGCTTTAACGGCAATGTCTACTTGTTCCATGAGAGCGAAGACCCTTTGGTCAATGACATTGTAGGTGCTACTGGCTGGGATACCCTCTCCTCTTACGGTGACATGCCTACAGGGGTAACACAAGCTGGTGTAGGTTTGAGTGCCTACGGTCGTATCTGGATGGCTCGTACCAACCTGAATAAGACAACAGTTTATTGGAGTGACACCCTTATCGGTACTTCCTTCAATGCGGGTACTGCTGGCTCGATTGACTTAGAGAATGTATTTACCAACGGCACTGATGAGATAACACATTTAGCTGCGTTCAACGGTAATTTGGTTATTTTCTGTAAAAAGTCTGTTATAATTTATAGTGGGGCACAAGAGCCAGCTACCATGCAAGTGGCTGACATCATTGATGGGGTCGGTTGTATCGCTCGTGATACTGTCCAAGATATTGGTACTGACATCATCTTCCTCTCAGACACAGGCTTACGCAGTCTGGGTCGTGTTATTCAAGAGAAGAGTGCGCCGATGCGTGACCTCTCTCGTAACGTCCGTGACCAACTACTCAGTGAAGTTAGTGGTGAGGGTGGCATTATCAAGAGTGTCTACTATGAGAAGGAAGCTTTCTACCTTCTTACAGTGCCATCCCTACAGAAGGTTTGGTGCTTTGACATTCGGTCATCATTGGAGGATGGTTCTTTTAGGGTTACCACTTGGACATCCCCTAACCTAAACTCCTTCTGTGTTACTCGTGATAGGAAGCTGTTAATCGGAACCTCCTTACGGGTTAGTGAATACGGTGGTTACTCTGATAATGGGTCACCATACACGATGTCCTACTACACAACATACCTGAATGCTGGCGCACCTTCAAACTTAAAAATACTAAAGGATGCCTCTTTCCTCTTTGTTGGTGGAAGTGGGGAAACATTTGCAATTAAGTGGGATGTGGACTACGGGTCAAACTACGCATCCAAGGTGTTTAGTTTCCCTGAGAGTGCCACTGGTGAGTACGGAGTAGATGAGTATACGGTGGCTGAATACTCAGTAGGCGCTATCATTAACAGGAAGGGAATAACACTATCCAAGACAGGTAGGGTGTTCCAACTAGGTGTGGAGGTTGTTATTAACGGCAGTCCTCTCTCTATTCAACAGATAGATATTTTTGTAAAAGGTGGGAGAACTGTATGAGTTCATATACGAAGACAACTAACTTTACCGCTAAGGATACCCTCCCTAGTGGTACAGATGCCAAGAAGGTACGTGGCGCTGAGTTTGATGTAGAGTTTAATGCTATCGCCACAGCAGTTAACAGCAAAGCCAATACCGCTTCGCCTACATTTACAGGCACAGCCACCATCCCGACTGTCGATGGTGCTACTATTAGCGGAGGGACGTACTGATGGCTGTAAATGATTTTTGGGGTGGCGCAATGGGCGCTATTACAACCCAACCCGTTGTTATGGATAAGCTGACAGGTGCTGCTTCGCCTTTACCAGCAAACCCTAATATGATGTACACAGCAGTGCAGCCTCCAGAAGGTACGATGTGGTCTTACGATAGCGCAGGTAATCGTACCGCTGTCCCTATGTTAAGCGGTAATATCCAAGCAGGCGGTGCTCCTTTTGTTAACACCATGCCTCAAATGGGTGCAGGGGTTTCAACACAAACACCGGGTGTGAGCAATCAAGCTAACTTCAACTTCTCCCCTAGCGGTATTGACTCTTCAGGTTCTTACAACACTGCTGACTGGCTTAGCGTGTTGGGTGGTTTGGCTACAGGTGGTTTGACAGGTGCAGCCTCTGGTGCTGGTGTTAATGATGCGGTAGCTCGGTTGCAAGCGTTGGGTCAAGCTGGTTTAACAGATTATACCAACCTAGCCAAGACAGCCACAGAGGGTATTTCCTTTACCCCTTACACACTGACCAGTGCTCTGGGTACAACGAAGCAAACAGCACCGGGTGTTATCTCTCAAGAGTTAACCCCACAGCAACAAGCTAACGTCACTGCTGCTCAGCAGATGCAGGGGTCTTTGTACGGTGCTGCTCTACCTGATACCTCTGGCATCGCTCAGGGGGCTTTTACAGGTGCTCTGTCGCAGTCGTAGCAGGTAGGTACAGGGCAAGAAGATTTAGGAGCTCTACGCGCTGGCTACTGCACTGCGGCTCAGGGGTTGACGGG